CAGCGCAGCAGGTCAGTTGCAACAAAGACCTGAACCTGCGGGCGGTGGTGTCATCAAGCGAGAGTGGTGGCAGCTTTGGGAGCCCGAAGCATTCCCGCCCATGGACTTCATCATCGCTTCGGTCGATACCGCCTACACGATGAAGACGATGAACGATGCGAGCGCCATGACCGTATGGGGTGTTTTTACCTCTGAAGCCGTGGCACAGCCCCATCGCATCATCGATGAGAGCGGGCGCCCCGTTTACGTCGACCGCATGTACAGCGAAGGCGCACCCAAAGTCATGCTGATGCATGCTTGGCAGGCTCGGCTTGAGTTGCATGACCTCGTCGAGAAGATCGCCCGCACGTCAAAAGCTTTGAAGATCGACAAGCTGATCATCGAAAACAAGGCCGCCGGCATCTCGGTGGCTCAGGAAATCCGGCGCCTGTACCAAAACGAAAGTTTTGCCGTTCAGCTCTCGGACCCCAAGTCCCAAGACAAGTTGTCCCGCCTCTATTCGATCCAGCACCTCTTTGCCGAGGGGATCATCTACGCGCCGGATCGGGCATGGGCTGAAATGGTCATCACTCAGGTGGGTCAATTCCCCCGTGGCAAGCATGATGACTTGGTTGACACCGTCTCGATGAGCCTTCGGCACCTGCGCGAAGTAGGCTTGCTGACCCGGGCTCCAGAGCGGCTACAAGAAATCGAATCGATGAAATCCTATCCCGGGCGCGAAGATGTGCCCCTTTATCCCTGCTAAGGTGAATTATGGACGATAGAATCAGGTGCTCTTGCACGGTTGACCCTTTGGGTCCAGAAAGGTGGCGCGTGGACGTCTGGGGCGAGTTCCCCTACGAGGCGTTCCGCCGTTCGTATACTATCGAGGCGAAAACTGATAATTTTGCCGCGCAAGAGGGTCTTCGGCGTTTCGTTGAAGAAATGTCTGCCCATTGAGAGAGGCCTAAGCCATGCCATTGGTCCCCGGATTGACCCCGAATATTGCCATTCAGACTCCTGAAGGTCAGGCTATGCCCGACCCGACAGACATCATCATTGAGCATGTTGAGGGTGCCGACGTCCCCGAAGTGGACCCGAGCGGCAATATCCTTAAGATCGAACACGAAGATGGCGCCGTCACGCTGTCCGTCGATGACAATCCGCTTGGAAATGTCTACGGCGAGCCAAAAGAGCGCGACTGGTACGACAACCTCGTTGACGACATCGACCCGGCTGAGCTTGGTCGCATCTCATCTGATCTTTTGCGCGGCGTCGATGACGACCTGCAATCGCGAAGAGAATGGGTCGAGGATCGCGCACTCGGTATGCGTCTCCTTGGCCTCAAGGTTGAGGTGCCGAGCTTACAAGGCGCCGCAGATGGTGCGCCCGTCGAGGGCATGAGCAAGGTCCGTCACCCCCTTTTGCTTGAAGCGGTTCTTCGCTTCCAAGCCAATGCCAGATCTGAGCTTCTGCCGACTGATGGCCCGGTCAAGATTCGCAATGACGATAATCAGGCGACCCTTGATACAGATCAGCTCGCCAATTCTTTGCAACGCGACCTCAACCATTACTTGACGGCGGTTGCGACCGAGTACTACCCAGACACCGACCGCATGCTTTTGATGCTCGGATTCGGCGGCACGGCTTTCAAGAAGGTTTATTTCTGCCCTCTTCGCAATCGACCGGTATCGGAAACCGTTGATGCCGACGATCTAATCGTCAACAACGCTGCGACCGACCTTGCGAATGCCAAGCGCATCACGCATCGCATTTACATGCGGCCTTCTGTCGTCAAGAGAATGCAGATTTTGGGCGTCTACAAGGACGTCAGCCTCTCAACTCCGAGCCAGCCGACGCTTGACTCGCTCCAGAGAGAGGAAAAGTCTCAGCAAGGTCTCTCGCCTGAAGCTTCAAGCCCGGAAGATCGCGACCGCGAGATTTATGAATGCTACTGCGAGCTCGACATCAAGGGGTTTGAGCACACGCACAAGAGCAAAATCACGGGTCTTGAGATCCCCTATCGCGTCACTATCGACGTGACGACGAGGGAAATCCTGAGCATCGTCCGAAATTACAAGGAAGATGATGCTGTGCTCCCCGAAGCGCGAAAGGTGTTCGCCAAGTACACCTTCGTGCCGGGCGTAGGCTTCTACGACATTGGCCTCCTGCACATCCTCGGCAACACCACCAATGCCATTACGGCAGCGTGGCGCGAATTGCTTGATGCCGGCATGTACTCGAACTTCCCGGGCTTCCTCATGGCAGATACCGGGGCTCGACAGAACACGAACATCTTCCGCGTGCCTCCGGGCGGCGGCGCTCTCGTGAAGACGGGCGGCTTGCCCATCAATCAGGCCATCATGCCGCTGCCTTATCAGCCGCCATCACAGGCCCTGATGATGCTTGTGAGCAATATGGCTGAGACCGGCCAAAGAATCGGCGGTACGAGCGAGCAGCAGGTGGGCGAAGGTAAGATTGACGCGCCGGTTGGAACGACTCTGGCCGTCATCGAGCAAGCAACCAAGGTCATGAATGCCGTTCATAAGCGACTTCATGCCGCGCAGGCCGAAGAATTTAGGCTCCTTTGCGATGTGTTCCGCGATCATCCAGATAGCTTCTGGCAGCGCGGCTGCCGCACGAACACCCAGTGGGACGAATACACGTTCAACAAGGCCCTTGATAACTGCGAACTCGTGCCTCAGGCGGACCCGAACACGTCTTCGGCTGCTCAGCGCATGATGAAAGTCATGGCCCTGAAGGAGTTGGCGGCAGCTAATCCGTCAATGTACGACCCGATTGCCATTGATACGGCAGCTCTGCAGGCTATGGGATGGAGCAATCCTTCGCAATTCTTTGCGCCGCCTTCTGCTCAGGCCAAGCCGCCGCCGGAACTGCAAAAGGCGATGGCAGACATCCAAATCAAGAAGCAAGAAGCGGATGCCAAATCCAAAGAGGCGGATGCTCGGGTGCAAGAGGCACAGGCTCGGGTTGCCGAGACTCAAGCCAAGATTCAGCAAGGCGCTTTTGCGCCAAAGGGAGCTGGCCTTGGCGCCAATCCTGCCGCCAACAATCAGGCGGATATGCTAGATATGCAGATGAAGCAGGCCGACTTTCAGCTCAAGCAGCACGAGTTGTCCGCCCGAGCTCAGCAGCATCAGGTCGATGACCGGAACCGCGACCTTGACCGCCAGAGCCGAGAGCGAATCGCGCTACTTCAGCTCGCCCGCGACGTTATGCTTCACCCGGGCGAGGCGCAGGCTGCTCAGCCTGAGCTTGGACCGCTCGAGAGAAGCCTCGGTAACATTCAGCAACAATGATTCCGAATCACAAAGCCATGCAGCGGGCGATGATGATCGCCCAAGATATTGCCCAGCAAATTGACCCTGCTTATGGCCGCGTGAATTTACCTCCCACTACGGGGGGAATCCCTGAGGAATATCAGCAGGGCGGAGCCATTGTCGACCCAAACGTACTGAATGAACTAGCAAAAGGCGCCGTCTCTGCCATCAACAAAAGCAGAGCCGGTCTTGCATATGGAGGAATTAGTGATGAAAGAGACCAAATCGAAAATGCCGGATCATATTTTGAAGCACCAGCCGAAGAGAGAGGACTTCCAGACGCAGGAGGAGTACGAGGAAGCGAAAGCGTACTTCCGACACCGGTTCCGACCGGCTCTCCAGAGCCACTCGAGGGCCTCCCAACCCAAGTAAAGATTCCCATGACCGGCGAGATGATCGAAGCCGGTCCTGATGAGCGCATCCGAAAGGTTGCCGAGGATTACATGCGGTCGATTGGCCGCGAGTACAAGCCGGCAAGTAGCTATGCCAAGGTAGAACCCGAGCGAGCCTCGCGCATCGCTCAGGCTTATCACGAAATGAAGCACGATCCGAGCGACGCTTTTGTGCGGTCCGCTTACGATCAGATGCTCAAAGAGACGATGGATCAGTACCAAGCCGCCAAAGAGGCCGGCTTCAAAGCTGAATTCTGGAATCCAGAAAGGGATGAGGACCCGTACAAGGCCTCACCTCGCCTTGCCATCAAAGACATCAACGAAAACCATCACATGTACGTCTTTCCGACCAGAGCTGGATTCGGAAGCGACGAAGAGATGGCGTCTCAGTTGAAGGACAATCCGCTCCTTGCCGACAGCGGCGAGAGATGGAATGGCGAGCCTGTTACGTACAACGACATCTTCCGCGCCGTTCATGATTACTACGGCCACGCGAAAGAGGGTGTCGGCTTTAGAGCAGATGGAGAAGAGAATGCATGGCGATCTCACGCCTCCATGTACTCTCCTCTCGCTCGATTGGCCATGACCTCAGAGACTCGAGGTCAAAATAGCTGGCTCAATTACGGACCTCATGGCGAACATAATCGCAATGCAAGGACCGAAGACACGATTTTTGCCGATCAAAAGATTGGCTTATTACCAGCCTTTGCTATTCACGAGGGCGCAGAAGATTTCATGCGTCCCGAGGACATTGCCGAGGTTCGCCAGCTTTACAAGCGGACAAAGCGCGAAAAAGGCGGCGCAACCATAAACACGCCCGTGCTTGATAAAGGCAAAGCCATTCGGCGTGCGTTAAGAATTGCAAAACAAGAAGGCGGCCCACTGAGCGGCGGCATGCAGCCTCGTGGTCTCGAATTCCCGCCCGAGGATGCCGCATTCCGACTGCGGACTAAGCTCAATCGCGAAGCTAAAGTTGCCGCAGGCAAAGAAGATCCTGGCCTGCCCAGCAATCCGCGCATGACAATCCGCGCACCGGAGGCGGAAGAAGGCGGAAATCAGCTTCCCGACTTTGTTGTCGGCCCGGTGACACCGCAAGATTGGATCGACAGACACGAGAAGATTTTGTCTCCTGACGAAATCACGCACGCTTCGCAGTGGTACAAAAATATTTATGGAAATTTCCTGCAGTACACCAACAACGATGAGGCGCAGGCCAAGCCGTTAATGCGCGCATGGTTGGTGGCGCAGCAAAACGTTAGCCCGGCTGGCGCAATGCAAAACGTTCTGCTGCAGAAGGAGCAGATGCAGCGTGGCGTGCCAGAGAGCATGTGGCGAGCTGGCGGTATGCCAAATCCCACCAATGCGGCACGAGCTGTACTGCAGGACAAACCGATTGCCGGCGGCGTCGGTCAAAAGATTTCCGACTTTGTCGACTCGGCAGAAGGTCTCGATACGAGATCATTCCTTGGCCATGATCAAAAAGGCGGCAAGCCTTTTGTAATCGACGTGCATTCTGCTCGAGATACAGGACTTGTTGATCCGGCGTTACTCAATCATTTGCGCGGTCTCGGCTATAACGAAGACGATTTGGCCAAGGTGCAAACTGATTTTGAAGCGTCACCCAGCGATGCGCAGTATGAGAACCGCGCCCAGTGGGGCCGCGATCTGACGGATCATCTCAACGGCATCAAGTGGCAAGGCAAGAGCGACTGGCGCCCGGAAGAGATCCAAGCCGTGGGCTGGATGGGCATGACCAAGCTCACGCGAAATGCTGAGGAAGACTCTGCATCAGGGCTTTCTCGAAACCTGCGTCGCGTCTCGTTTGAACTTGCGCCGGGTGAAGGTTCGCCATGGGCGGCTAAGTACGGCGAAGCTTTCAGCACGCTTCCTGACGACGAGCGCGCACTGATCACTCAAACCATGGGTGGTCGGGCGATGGAAATTGCCAACGAGCTGGCGCAAACCCATGCCGTCAACACGGTCTATGGCACCGGCGCATGGCAGCAATATCAGAACCCGGCAGCCGTTGCGCAAGTGCTTGCGACCGAGCAAGGCGCCGATATTTTGGCCCACTCAATTGGCCATTTATTGCACCAGACTGAGGTTTGGCACAATCGCGCTAAGCCCATGACGGCAAATCCAAAAGGTTTTGCCATCGACTTCATTGAGCAAGGATCAAACAATCTTGCCGATAAGGGTCAGCTCCAAGACTTTTGGTCAAAGGTCATGGATGCAGACAAAACAGGATTGATTCAAGGTTATCAGCCCATCACGCTGCCCTCTGGCGAGAGCGGCGTGCGGGTGCTTGTTGATAAGGGCGGAAAGAAAACCTCGGAAAATTTGTTTAAGGCGCTTAGCGAAAACGGCGAGCTTGGTACAATGCTCAAGTCATTGCCCTATGACGTTCAAGCGCAATTGGCTGAAGCTGAAATATCGAAAGCTAGAAACGATTGGAAGGAGAACCCAAATGGGGAACTATATATTCAAGGGCTACGTGACATCTTGGGATCAGATCCATCAGCCCGTCTCGGTGCTGCTGGATCACAACTTGAGAAAGAACTCGAAGCCCTCCTCGACCAAGCCTACACAAGGCAAGGACGGGCATGGCGAACAGCACAAGGACCAGAAGAAGGCCAAGTAACGGCGGTAAAGCCCAAGAAAACTCGGGCAAAGGTCATGGCTGATGGTGGCGCGGTTCCCGGTGGTCCGATGGGGGGCAATGAACAAGCCGCCGTGTTGCGTGAAGCACAGAGCGGTAAGGCTCGTTTCGCCGATTTCCTTCGCCAAAATCTTACTACCCCGCAAGGACTTGGTCGTCTTGCAGCCGGTGCGATAGGCACTTCTGTTGGTGGGCCATTGGCTGGCTATGCGGCTTCGGGCGTGTTTAACCACTATTTCCCGATGGGACCGACTGCCCTTGAGAGCGCAGAGCAGAAGGCTTATCAAGCCATGAATCCCTTCAACATGTATGGAAATGAATTCTCCCAAGCCGGTGCGGAGCGTCAGGCTGAACTAGATCAAGCCGGTGCTATGGCTTTGGGGAACCGATATCAGGATTACTTGAATCGCATGACAAATCCTTTTGCGGGAACCGGTTCTGGAATCGTTCGAGATGAACGTCTCGGCGATCAGAGTTTAAATCTCCCTCAGCCTACCGCTGGCATGGCCTCTGGTGGTATTGTTGACCGCGCCTTGAAAGTGGCAGCACAAGCTCGGAGACACTAATGGCTGGCTATATGATTACCCCCGAAATGCAGGCTCGATATGGGATCGATGCCAACGGGAATCCTACTGGCGTTGGCTCAGTAACCGAGCCTGCCATTCCGAATCCGACCCCTACGACAACGGGCAAAGGCTCTACGTCCTTAGGTGGTCAGCGTCTTGCCGGCGCGGTTGGTGATGCTTTTCAAAGAACGGCAACCGGCAAAGGGGCCGCAAGCGGAAAAGGTCCAAACCCGGGCCCGCCACCGGGCACTGTAGGAGAGCCTGCTATTCCGGGCGGCATGCAAAATAGTTTTCAGCAAGACCCCATGGCCCAACGGGGCGTACAGTCAATGGGACTTGCGCAGCCCTTTTATATGGCAAACGTGTCCGATATGGCCCAGCCATCAATGGCGGGCCAAGCGTCATACATGCGACAAATGGCGGGTCTAGGG